GAGGCAAAGGTGTCGTCCATCAGGTGAGCGGGCAGAACGCCTATATCGCTAGTTCCTTCAACAGCCTTGGGCCGTTTCAGTTTATTCGTGGCCGAAACGGCCGCGTGCAAACCGATCCGCAATACCCTCGGGCGTTCTTCAAGAAATCAAAGAACCCGATTGTCATCCCACCGACGCCGGCTGGTGGCGTGGCTGGTCGGCCTCCGGTGCGGACGGCGTTTGACCAGACGCAGGGCCAGGTGGCGTTCCTGCTCACCAGCGAACTGAAGATCACGCTGCAGCGAGCTCTTGACACTCTGACGATTCGTGACACGGGCATCATCTCTGGAGTCTGACGCATGGCCTTTAAGTCTCCAGAGGCAGCCATTCGGAACCGGCTTGTCACGACCGCAGCCGTGTCTGCAATCATCGGCAGCAAGGTGTATCCAGTGATCGCACCAGCGGAGGCCACTCTGCCGTTTTTGACGTGGCGCAGAATGTCGGTTCAGCGTCAGCAGTCGCTCTCTGGTCCGGTTGGCACGCCCTCGGTGATGCTTTCGGTGGATCTCTTCGCTGAGACTTATGAGGCCGTGCGAGAGCTTGCTGACAACGTTCGGCTGTCTCTGGATGGATGGGGCGGAACTTTTCAAAATACGGTCGTGGCGAACGTGTCGCTGGACAATGAAAGCGACGGGTTTGCCACACTGGCTGGAGGCGACCTTCCGCCGGTCTACACCGTACAGATGACGTTTTTTATCCTCTGGCAGGAGACTTAGAGAATGGCCGCCACGCCGCATGATTCGACGGGAACGCAATTCACGTTCGCTGGCACGGGCTACACCGTCACCAACATCGTCGTGACCAATACCGATCCTGCGACGGATAACACGATTGACGTGTCGCACCTCGGCATGACGGCTGGCAACAGCATCCTGACTCAGACCAGGCCGCTCAGCGGCTCATCGACTGACACCGGCCGCCAGGTTATGGTTGACTACCTCGGTTCCAGCATCATCCGCGACGCAGTGAGCGGCACGCTCGTTCTGACGATTGCCGGATCGGGCGCGATCTCGGCCAACGCCACGGTCACCACGTCCACGCTGACGCTGGCGACAAACGATGTGGTGAAGGGCCAGGTCACCTTCAAGGTGGCTCGCTACACCTGAGCCTGACGGAGGACCGTCATGGCAAACCCGTGCACGGGTGTAACCGTCACCTGGGATAGCGTCTCGCTCGGCGAAGTCACCGAGATCAAGACGCAGATCGGCGGCGGCCTCCCCGTCTATCGCGGTGGCACACACTTGCCGTCCGGCTGGTCGCTAGACATGGGTGCTATAGATATTTCGTGCCTCTCTACGGCGCAGATCGCCATGAGTCAGTACGGAAAGAAGGCCGTGCTGAGCATCACTGGTGGCGGCCTGACGTTCACATCGAACGCCATCTGCCAGACGCTCCGCTTGGAAGGCAAGGTGAACGATGTGGCACGTTACGCCGCGACGTTCAGATTGGCACCCAACTAGGAGCGATCATGGCACTGACGGCAGATCAGATTCTTGCGGCCGACGACCTCGGGCTCTTGAAGGTCGCGGTGAAGGAGTGGAAGGGCGAGGTCTACATTCGCGTGATGAGCGTAGGCGAGCGGGATGCCTACGAACGAATGTGGATTGGTAAGCGGGAGACGGGCGTCGAGAACTTCCGCACCGAGTACCTGGCACGCGTGCTGTGCGACGAGAACGGCGAGCTGCTCTTTGCCGGCGACCGCCGTGCGGCTTTGGCAACAAAGAGCGGCGCGGTGATGGGGCGGCTTTTTGACGCGGCACTCAAGCACAACAACATGACGGAGGCGGATGTCGTTGAGTTGGGAAAAGGCTGAGTGTCTCGCCGACGCGAAGGTTTTTGTTTGCGTTGGCGGGGCACCTTGGCATGACGGTCAAGGAACTTGGCGCACGGATGGACTCGCAGGAACTGGCCGAATGGATGGCGTTCACGAGGTACTTCCAAGCGTTGCCGGATCCGTGGCGTCAGACAGGGCTTGAGGTGAGTGCAACGCTCGCTCCGTATTCCGCTCGCGGCAAGGCACCGTCGGCAGAGGATTTTGTTCCGATTGAAAAAGCGCCGCAGCACACCGACGAAATGCTGTCGCAAATAAAGATGCTAAAGCAATCACTGGGCTAGTCGCATGGCAAACATCCTCGGGCTAGCGCTGAAAGTCACGGGCGACGCCAGCGGCTTGGCAAAGTCGCTCACGCCCGTAGATCGTGCCCTCGACAACCTTGCCAAGCAGGCCGACAAAGCTACGGCTGTATTTGGTCCGCTGACGCAGGCTTCCGCTGGTGCGGCTCGTGCCCAGGAGCAGTTCGGCGAAAAGTTTGCGAACCTTGCCGCGCAACTGAAGGCCGACGTGATCGGCCCGAAGGAATACGCGGCGGCGTTCGGGCAGTTGACCGAGGAAGCCCAGCAAGCCGCCAAGGCATTTGAGCGTGGCATTGAAGTCACGCAGCGTTATACGACTGTCGAAGAAAAGCGAGCGATGCAATTGCAGGAGATTGCGGACCTCTTGCAACAAGGGGCTATCTCCGAGCAGACAGCGGCGAGGGCGCGTGCTGAGTTGAGCGGCGATGCTGCGCGGCTGGCAGCTGAAGAACAGAAGATTGCCGCTGCCCGTGCCGACGCTGCTCGCATCACGGCGGCCAATATGGCCCCGATGGAGGCGTATGACCGCGAGGTCCAGCAGCTGACGGCACATTTGAGCTCCGGGCGAATCAGCCAAGAGACGTTTGACCGTGCGGTGGCGAAGGCTACGGCGACGTTCACGAAGGCCGAGTCTGCCGCAAATGGCTATGACAAGACGGTGGGCAACGTTGGCCTGAAATTCAACGAGGTATCCGGCGTGTTATCCGCACTGCCCGGCCCACTCGGCAGTTTTGCAGGGAGATTGTCTGGCCTTGCCAGTGCTGGCGAAGGGCTCGGTCGCGTGTTTTCTGGTGGTCTTTCTAGTGGCCTCGCCAATATCGGCAGTTCGCTTGCTAGTGTGGTAAACCCGGCGACGCTTGCGGCGGCTGGTATCGTCGGGATCGGTGCGGCGGCGGCAGCCGTGGTAAGCGGTCTTTCGTCCTTGGAGTCCGAAACGGAGCGACTCAAGAACGCTGCCGACAAGCTCGGCGTTTCGTTTGATTTCATACAAACTCTTGAGCAGGCCGCAAAGATGAGCGGCATCGCGTTTGAGACGGTAAATAGCGCGATGACGAAACTGCTCAAGACGCTTGCCGGGGCCGACGAGGAGAGCAAGGCCGCAACGGCTGCACTAGATCGTCTCGGCGTGAGCCTGGATGACCTCAACGGCAAGAGCAGTGAAGAACAACTCAAGCTCATCGGTGAGCGGCTCCAGGCCATTGAGGATCCAGCGAAGCGGGCCGCCGCCGCCACCGCGATCTTTGGTAAGAGCGGTGCAGAACTGCTGCCGTTCTTCCAGAACCTTGGCATCGCGGAACAGACACTCAACCGATTCAATGCCCGTCTGTCAGAGATCGACGTGGCTCGCGTGCTTGGCCTCGGCGATGCGTTTGACGCCGTAAAGGCATCGCTCGGTGGCGTGAGCAACGAACTACTGACGCCGTTCATCGGCATCACGCAAAGCCTGAGCGAAGGGCTGGCCTCCGCGATCGCCACGTTTGGCCGGAACATTGGTGCGGTGCTCGACATCTTTTCGCCGCTGACGAGTGCCGTCGGGCTGGCCGGCAATCTGTTCCTGCAGTTTGGCTCGATCCTCGATAACCTGATTGGCACGGTGTTTGAGCCGTTCGCAGCAGTCGGCCGCATTGTCAGCGGAGTGATTGACGCTATCAGCCAGACGGTCACGGCCGTGGCTGGCCGGATTAACGACGCCGTGATCAGCTTCCGCGAGTTCTTCAAATTTGAAGGCGTTGCCGGTGCGTTCCGCGACACGTTCGCCCAGATTGGCGAAGTCGCGTCACGTGTTGCCGCGATTGTCGAAGCGGCGATCGGAAAGCTCGGGGCCATTGTCGGCGACACGCTTGGCCGTGCTGCAACGGTTGTCGGCGCGGCCGTGAGCCAGTTCCTTGAGTTCACGGGGCTCGGTACCGTCATCAGTAGTTTTGCCGAGACGGTCAGTGCAGCGTTTGGAGGATTGTGGGAAGGAATCAAGGCGATCGTCGGCCAAGTTGGCGGATTCATTGAGCGGGTGCTCAAGTTTGCCGAGGACTGGCTCGGCATCGTTCCTGAGATCGAGCAGCCCGTCACGGCTACCGTTGAGGTGAACGACGGCGGTGCGATTGCCGAACTGGTCAAGGAAAGCAAGACGCTCCATGGCACGCTGGACGGCATCACGAAAAACGTCAGCGATGCCGTCAGCGAATCGGCCAAGTTCGGGCAGGCGGGATTTGACGCCGCACTGCGGTATCAGACTTCGATTGACGACTTGAAAGCCAAGCTAGACGCTGGGTTGTTTAACGAGGAAACCTTCCGTCGTGAAGCCGAAAAGGCTGGCGTGGCCTTTAAAAGCGAACTTGCGAAGATT